AATTTCATTATATCTAATCCATCTTCCGTTCTTTATGAATTCTTGTCTTATGATGTAATTTGCATAATTATAGAGATTCTTTGCAAGGAAACATTGATGATCTATTTCCTTAAAAGAATGATGTTTTTGAGTTATGATGTGCCGTTCTACAAGTTCCATATATAAGTATTTATAAAAATCAGAGAAAAATAATACGTATATGGTATTTTATATATTAATTGTTAAAAATTATTATATTCATTTATAATGTTTTATATTGAAAAGTAATATTATTCTTTTCATTTGATTTAGGAGAGTATTTTATACTACTCTTTTCATCATCAATTGCTGATTTTATATCGAATATATCTGTTGTCTTATTTGTATAATCTTTTATTTCACAAGCAGATGTATTTTCAGAAACTGCAATATGTTCATCTTTGAATGTTTTAACTACAAATTCCCACATATGTTGTTTACTTAATAGAAACATTCCAACTTCTTCTTTAACTTCTGTAATTTCATATATATATTTATTATAATCTACCATTATAATATCACCGACCTTTGGGATATACTCTATAAATACATCTTGATGACCATCTTTATCAAATGTAGATGCTTCTTTAAAATGAAGTTTTGAAACATACATACTGAATGTATCTAATCCTTCTACTCCAAATTTAGTCCAAAGTTTATCTTCTCTTGGTAAAGTATAATAACCCATAAAGTTAAATGCTCTAATGAAATTCCTATTATTATCTTCACCCCAAATTTTATCATATGTCATGTTCCATGATGTTACATAATAGGTCATATAAACGCCATGTTGATTAAATGCTTCAGTCAATAAATTATCAAATAATCTTCTTTCATTATTGTAGTAAGAAGAGCACTTTGTAATATATCCATTAGGAAGTTCGTTATTTTCATCTGCTTCCCAAAGAGTATCATTAAAATCACTAAAATGAAAATCAACAGAAATTGTAGGATTTTCTATTGATAATATTAAATTGATTGTTGATATATCTACCTCAATATTTGACATTTGAATCCTTTAAAATAAAAACTTTTTTAATTATTTACCAACCAGCAAAAGGATCATTTGATCCCATTTCATTATTTTTTGGTGTATATTTTATATCATCTTTATTTATATCTATCTCAGTTTTAATATCTTCATTATCTGTATTTCTACCAGAATAATTTTGCATATATCCCATAGTTGCAGAAGTATCAGGAGACATATCGATATGTTCATCTTTGTAAGGTCTGACTACAAATTCCCACATATGTTGTTTACTTAATAGAAACATTCCAACTTCTTCTTTAACTTCTGTGATTTCATAGATGTGTTTATTATAATCTGCCATTACGATATCACCAACCTTTGGAATATATGGTTGATACATCTTAAATGTTCTATTATAATTATATCTTGATACAGTATCGAAATGAAGTTTGGCAACAAATATACTGAAGGTATCCATTCCTGTTATACCAAATTTACTCCATGTTTTATCTTCCCTTGGTAAGGTATAAAATCCATTGAATTGAAAATATCTTTCAAATCTTCTATTATTATCTTCACCCCAAATTTTGTCATATGAAGTGTCCCATGTTGTAACATAATAATATAGACAAACTCCATGTTGTTTTATTGATTCACTTATAAGTTTGTCAAATAATCTTCGTTCACTATTATAAGAATTTAAATGTTTTGATATCCAATTATTTGGCATATTAGTATGATTTCCCATACTAAAACCAAATTTAGATTCTGTAGAAAATCCTATAATAGCAGTTTCGATACCTAAATTTAATGATATTGGTTCTAAAATTACATCAATATCAGACATATCATTAACTCAAATTCAAAATACCATTAGCATTCCATTGAAGAGTAAAGTTTCCATTTGAAGAACTTTTTCTACTTCCAAAATCTAATGCACATATCATAGCACCATCAGATGTTCTATAAATTACACATCCATCTGCATCAATTGTAGAACTTGACCACGTAATATTATCAGCATACCATTTAGATTTTTCAGTTGTATTATCTACAGTTACTCTACAACCACTTAAAACTTTTGGTGAATATCCGACACTATTATAAGTTTCATCTGATGTAATATCCCAAGTAGCAGATAAATCACCCCATGCGCTAGTGATATCTGCTACTATACTTGAAGATACTGAAAAAGCATTAGCACTTGTAATTAAAGAAACACTATATGACTCATCTGCACTCAAAGATATCGATCCATTAAAAAGTTTACCTTTGAATGAATTAAAAACAAAACTTGCCATGTGCTTATCTCCTTCACTAAATTAAAGTAATGATGCAGCTTTGTTTACCACATTAGTACTTTCACCATTTTTCTCTTCACTTTTAATATTTCTATCAACAACATAATTTTCATTAATACCATCAAGAATGTTTGTTGCATGTTCTACCATTTTTCCTGTCTTAGATTTAACAGGATTCTTCACCTCTTGTTGTGGAGATTTATAATTGAATTTAGGAACTTTTCCAGCACCTTGAGGTTTTTTTCCAGGAGATCCTGTTTTAATACCTCCTCCCATTTCTTGAGAAGGATTCTTAAAACGATTTCCTGGAGATGAATTCTTCTTCCCTGTCATATTTGTTTTAACAGGATTCTTCATCTCTTGACTTACTTTTTTAACAGATTTCTGTTTATCAGATGTTCCTTTTGGTTTCTTCCCTGTCATATTTGTTTTAACAGGATTCTTCACCTCTTGACTAGGAGATGAATACTTTCCTCCAACCTTACCAGAATCTTTCTTTTCTTTACTTTCAGAAATACTGTTTTTTACCTTTTTTTCGTAATCTTCTAGATATTTTAAGAATGACATAATTCTCTCCTATTTTGCATTAGATTAAATATCTATTTGCTCTTTTAACCAAAATTTGTTCAGTAGTAACTTTCTGTTCTACTTTAGGTTCTTCTTCCTTCTTTGAATCTTCAACAGAAACTGATTCTTCTTCTTCAGTCTCTTTAGGTTCTTCCATTTCTCCACCTACTTCAACATCATCAACTGCTTCTTCGCCCACATCATCAATATCTTCACCTTCATCAGATTCTTCACCTGTTTCTTCACCAGATTCTTCTGTTTCATCGTCATATAAACCAAATTCTCTAGCAATCTCGATAGAATCAGAGATCCATTTCTTGACGAATTCTTTCACATTATCATCTTCTGCAAAAAGCAATTCTTTAAAATTTTCAGCAAACTTATCCTTTTCAGAATCATCATATTCATTTTCATAACTGAAACTAAACAAATCTTTAATTAAATTTTTGAAATCCATAATTTCCTCCATTTAGATTTTATTGTTTACAAATTTATTTATATTTTCTTTGAATTCTTCATCAATCTCATTTATTTTTTGTATTGATTTAATTTTTATTTCTTTAGCATTGATGAAAATATCAAAAACTTTATCTTCTATATCTGCAGCATCTAATCCATCAAATAGATCTTTTAAAGACACTATCATATTCTCTGATGGATAACAAGACATTAAATATTTTTTACCTATTGAAATTAATTCCTTTGATTTCTCTTTTACATAATCTGCAAATTCTTTCCCACTTTTGTAATGAAAACCATTTTCTTTAAAAGATCTCTTTATTTCTTTAACAACGAGTCTCAATGCATTATGTAAACCTTCTTGATATAAAAGATATTCTTTCTGTTCCATTACATAATCAGGAGTTTTATTTTGATTTCTCAATTTTAATTGTTTTTCTTTATAACTTGTCAAAAAATCTAATATTAAAATCTCTATCTTCAACTCAACATAATTCATTTGTTCATCTAAAATATAATCAGTTATATCTTTCTTTCTTTTTATTGTATCAGTAACAGTATTGATCATTAACAGAGCACAATCACCACAAGATCTTTTTTTTCTGAATTTAGATATAATCCAATTAATCGAAATTCCTATTACCTCAATAACAGTCTTTATATTCTTAAAAAACAAAAAAACTACAATAATACTAAGAATAATCAAAAAAGATTGCCAAAAATCCAGATTTAAACTTTGTAAAAAACTTTGTAAAAAAGTCCAGAATTCTTTTGGTAAAAAGTACATAATTTAATTATTCTTATCCTTTTTTATTTTTTCACTTACTATAACCTTCACCTCTTTTTTACCTTGAACTGGACCCAATCCAACGTCTTGACCAATCTGACCAAATAAATCTTTTTCTTCTGTATTAATTTCGAAAGTTTTTCCAAATTTCTTTTCTATTTCTGCTCTTAATGCATCAACTACACCATTGATAACTTCCTTAGTAACCATATAATCATTACTTGAAATAACAGAAAAAATCAATCTTTTATTATTTACATCTATAGCATAATTAACAGATTGAAATTCTGGTTCTCTATCTGTAAATTCCTTAAAAATCTTAATAACCTCATATAATGCACTATTATCGTGGATATTAAAAGCATCTCCATTTGCATAGAGATTCAATGCTGGAGCATTGGGATCAAGAAAAACATCTGATGGTACTTCTTCCTGATCAGTATTGTCATATGCAGAAGTTGCACTATCTATAATACCCAAATTTTCATTTAAATATTTTATGTAAGTTTTATTCATTTAAAACTCCTATTATTTGTAATTACAAAATACTTGCTACCTATTATTTATAGTTTTTCCAATTCTATTTTACGATTAAAATATTTAAAGTTATTTTGTTCATAATATTTCAATCTTTCTTTAAAATGTTTATATACATGATTCATACCAATATCTATAGATCCGTCTCTCTTTTTAATCTTCCAAGTCAAATCATCAACAATATCCCAAAGAATAAGTTGTTTCTTAGATTCATGAGTTCTTAACCCTCTTCCTATACTTTGAAGAACTTTAATTTTACTTTTGTAACTAGATCCGAAAATTATGTGATGAATTCTTTTGATATTAACACCAGTACTCATTGTTCCATAACTCGATATCAATATAACTCCACTCTCATTATTCATCTGTTTCCTGATTTTTTCTCTTTCTTCTGGATCTACTTTACCATATATTTCGTAAATAGTGTTATCTCTATTTGAATCTTTCAGGAATTCCTCAATATATTTTCTAATGCTCTTAAGATGTTCTATTTGACTACACAATATCAAAACATTTTCTGATTTGTCAATATGTTCAAGAATGAGTTTGAATACATCATTTCTTTTTGGATAACTAATAATTGCATTAATTTCTTCAGAATAAGGTCTTTTTTTATTATATTTGACAAATTCATCAGGATATCTCAAGATTATATTAGCAATTTTCATCTTAGATAATATTCCTCTTTCAATCAATTCATTGTAACCTACTGTATACAACTTCGGACCAAGATATCCATTAATTGTCATTAATTCTGATCTATCTGTTGGTAATGTTCCAGTAAATCCAAGTCTATATTCTGCATTTGTACATTTTTGCATTACTTTTTGGATTGATGAACAAGAGGCTAAGTGACATTCATCTATTATAACAGCAACAAAATCTTTAAAAAATATAGGAGGTTTTTTGTATATTGACTGCCATGTAGAAACTAAAATTGGTTTAGATCTGTCATATTTCTTACTGTTAGAATACAAAATACTTATAAAATCCATTGCATCCTTAAAACCATATTCTTCAAATTCATTTACCATTTGATTAACTAATGAAACATTTGGAACAATTAATAATATCTTTTTATCTTCTTCTGTTGTTCCTAAAATGTATCTAATCAAAGAATATATTGATAGACTTTTTCCAGAAGATGTCACTGACTCAATTACTCCTCTCTTAAACTTCAAACATCTCTTTATTGTTTCATCCTGATAATCTCTTGGAAATATTCCTTCTTTGAAAATCTTAGAATAGAATTCCTTAATTTCTTCATCCTTTATTTCGTTATACATTTCTGATTTATCAATATCAAAATGAATTTTATATCGATATTTTTTAGAAAATTGTAAGAGTTCTTTGTATAGACCTATCGGAAGAGTACAATTTTGAATGTTAAAAAAACGAATTTTACCATCCCATATACCATTTTTAAATCTAGGTGAATATTTGAAATCTTTTTTTCTACAACTAAAGAAATCATTAAGTTCATATATTTGTTCCTGATTTACATCAAGAACAAAAAAAACATCATTTAATTTACTTACAACTATTTCATCATTCATTCAAATCAAACTCCCATTCGTAGTTTTTGTATTTCTATATAATTTTTAATAGAAAACCCCATAGTATTTATTATTTGCAAAACTCCTTCTAAATATTTTACTATTGATTCTTGATTGTAATATTTCAAAGCAATTTTGTAATATTTCTCATCTCTTTTTACATATACTTCAATTTCAGTTTTAGAATTTAAGTCATAACCTCCACTTTTGTTTTCAAATTTATATGCATGGTAAAGATCTCCATATATCTTATCTTTTTCAATTTTGATCATATTAAGTTCTTTAACTGCTCTTTGATACATTTCTATATATTTGTGATAAATGAATGAATATTTTAAAGATTTTTCTGATATGTTATCTTCATTTATTTCTATATCAATTTCAACTTGTTTTTTTAATTCATCAAATGTTAACATAATAAACTCCTTTTTGTTTTTGTTTTTTCTTATGACAATAAAATTAAAAAATATAAAAACTGAACGAAGCGGAGCGATAGCGGAGCTTCGTGCAATCGAGCGTAGCGAGATTGCTTATGGGAGTAAAAAGTCGGACAGGTAATTATATTATTAATATATCTAGTACTAGTATATACTAGTACTAGAATATTTAATTAATCTAGTACTAGTACTAGTAATAATTAAATAAAAAGAAAAGGAATATATATTATTAATAATCCTAACCATTCCACCCCCTAGATCCCCCTCCTTTCCTTCCCTTATTTTGTATATATTATTTTCACAACATAAAAATCCCTTTTTTATTGAAAAAATTTTAAAATTCTCTTTTTGTAAATAAAAAGCTTGAAAAAAAGATATCATATTATATTCAAGGTGTTTATTTTTGACAAAAAAGGAATTTAAATGAGTTATGGATATAAAATTTACAAGATTAGTTTTTTCAAATGTTCTTTCATTTGGAACAAATAAAACTCAGATTGATTTCAAAAATGGATTAAATTTGATAGTTGGAGCAAACGGTAGTGGTAAATCTACAATTTTAGATGCTCTATCTTTTTGTTTATTTGGAAAACCATATAGAAATGTCAACATTAAAGATATTATCAATCGGAAAAATAAAAAGAATTTGTATGTGGAATGTGAATTTATTAAAAATAATACAGATGTTTTTAGAATTATACGAACGTTAAAACCAGATTCTATTAAGATTTTTAAAAATGAACATGAACTTGAGTTATTATCTTCTAAAAAACTTAACCAAGATGAGATTGATAAAATAATAGGCATCAATTATGACTTATTCAAACAAGTAATATCTCTCGCTATTAATTACAACAAACCATTTTTAACATTACCTACAGATAAAAAAAGAGGAATAATAGAACAAATCTTCAATGTTTCTATCTTTGGTAAGATGTCTAAATTGAATAAAAAGAAGATATCTGATTTAAAGGTTCAAATCGATTTGAATAGCAGAAGTCTTATGCTCATGGATAATTCAGTATTAACTTTAAAGAAAAGATTTATTGAGATTGAAAATGCAAAAAAAGATTTTGATAAAGATAAAAAAGAAAATATAATAGGTATTGAAAATAAAATAAAAGAAAAAAATGATTTAATGAATGAATTGATAAATGAAATGAAGAATAAAAAAGATGAATATGTAAATATAAAAGATGAAAATGATTTAGAGTATAGAACAGAAAGAGATAATATTATTAAAGATTTGAGTAGATATGAATATGAAATAAAAATCAATACAAAGAAAATTGATAAGATAAAAAATATGTCTATTTGCCCAGAATGTAATTCTGAAATAACAGAAGAACATAAAAATAAAGAAATAAATAAGTTTAATGAAATTATTGATATTTCTAATAAAGATATTGAAATATTAACTAACAGGTTAAATGAATTGGATTCATTGATAAGTGATATCTACAACAAAATGAATCATAAAAAAGTATTGAAGGGGGAAATAGACTCGTTATCTTTCAGAATAGATTCAATGAATTCAGATATAGAAAATCTTAAGATACAGAAGCAGGAAATTGAAGAATCTGAATTTAAAATCAATGTGGAATCGATGAGAGTTGAGTTGCTTGAAAAATATGATGAGTTGAAAAAATTGAGGAAAACAGATGCTGATCTCAGAGATCAATTTAAAATATATGAAATTGTCAATGAAATTGTTTCTGAGGAAGGTATAAAGTCCTATTTTTTTAAGAATTTTATTCCACTTTTGAATAATAAGATTAATGAATATCTGCAATTATTTGAAATCCCAATAACATTAAAATTTGATGAATTTATGGTTGAGAAAATTACTAACTATACAAATTTGAAGAATGATATATCGTATATGTGTTATTCAGAAGGTGAAAAGAAAAGAATAGATTTAGCAATATTGCTTTCATTTATCAGTATAACAAAATCGATTTCTGATTGGAATTGTAATTTGTTAATGATAGATGAGTTGTTGGATAGTGCAATTGATGAATTTGGATTAGAAAAATTAGTTTTAAGTCTTAAAAAAATGGGAGAGGAGACAGGAGATATGTGTATATATGTTATTTCTCATAGACTTAAAAATGAATATAATAATATGTTTTCAAATAGGTTAACTATTAAAAAACAATTAAATCAGTTTTCAATAATAACCTAGAGGCAGGCGTTACTATGTCAGAGTATGTAGATAATAAAATCTTTAAAGAACTTCTTAAAAGGTACAAAAAAACAAAATCGAGAAATGATTATAACGAAATTGGTAAAATTTTTCTTCTTATATCCAGAAATTTTTTAAATAAGTCTTATTTCATAAATTATTCTGAAGATAGAAAACAAGAAATGATTTCAGATGCAGTCTTCTTTATGTGTAAATATATAGATAGATTTGATGTAAATAAAGATCATCCATTTTCATATTTTACTCAAGTAGCAAAGAATGCTTTTTTGCAGTACATAAATGAACGTAAAAAACAAGATGATATGTTTAAAAATATAGAATATATAGATCATATTGATGAATCGGAGATGTTAGGAAGAAATGAATAATGTTGCACTTTTGGCAGATACACATTTTGGAATAAGAAAAAATAGAGATATTTTTCTCGATAGTCAGATTAGATTTTTTAATGAAGTGTTCGTTCCTTATCTTAAGGATAACAATATAAAGGATGTCTTCATTTTAGGAGATCTATTTGATAATAGAAATACCTTGAATATTATGACTAAAAATAAAGTATTCAATTTATTTGATACAATCCTAAAGGATTTCAATTTTTTTATTTTGGTTGGAAATCATGACAGTTATTTTAATAGTTCCATTGATGTGAATTCATTAAAATTTTTTAGTAAATTTTCAAATGTTAAATTAATTGAAGAAATTACAGTGTATGAAATGTCGAATAAAAAGATATGTATGGTTCCTTGGATAGTTGATAATAATAAGTTTATTGACACATTTTCAAAAATTGATTGTGATATATGTTTAGGTCATTTTAACATAACTGGAAGCAGGATGAATAAAGTTAAACTCAGTGAAGATGGAATACCTAAAAACGTATTTTTGAATTGTAAAAAAGTCTTCTCTGGTCATTTTCATACCAGAAGTGTGCAGAAAATAGGTAATTGTGAAATTGTGTATGTTGGATCTCCTTATCAATTTGATCGTGGAGATATGGGAGAAGAAAGGGGATTTATAGATTTGGATTTAGATACACTGAATTACAAATATATAAATAATTCAAAATCGATAAAATTTGTAAAGATAAATTATCCGAATAAGTATTCTGAAGATGAAGTTAAAGGTAATTTGGTTGATATATATGTTAATGTTTCTGAAGATTTCAATGAAAAAAATTTTGAAAAATATCTATCTGGTTTTGAAAATTATGTAGTAGATACTCCTAATGTTTTTATGGTGAGTGAATCAAAACCTGAAGATATCAATTTCAAAATTACGGAACATAATATTAGTTCAATTCCAAAATTAATAGAAAGTTATGTTAAAACATTAAAAATAGAAAATTATGAAGAAGTTTTTTCTTATCTAATTGAATTGTATAAAGAAGCAATTGGAGAAGATAGTGAGGTATAGAGGATTAGATATGAATAAATTAAAATTAACAAGTAATTTAATTGAATTTGAACAACAACTATTAAACCCAAATAGTGAATTTCATGTAAATAACTTGAATATGAAAAATGATGGGATTAAGAGATTAAAAAAAAATTATGTTTTGTCATTTGTGAGTGATCCGTCAGGATGTGGTCATATTCGAAACGTATTTCCAATGTCATATTTAAATGCTCAATTTGGGAAAACAGGAAAATTTAATTTAATATTATCTCCAATTCCTACATTTGAACCTGAAATTCTTCTGAAAAGTAGAACTTTATTTTTTCAGAGATGGATGGCACCCGAAAGATTAGAAATAGTTAGGAGATATAAAACAATACAACAAAAGTTGAAATATAGAATGGTATTTGATATTGATGATTTTATTTGGAAGGGAGATGAAGAAGGAGAATATATTCCTGAATATAATTTTGGATCTGATGGTATAGACGATAATACTAGAAAATCGTGTGTAGAAATTATGAATTTGATGGATATTGTTTGTGTTAGTACAGAATTTTTAAAGGAATATATTGGTAATAAATTAGGTGTTAAAAATGAAATAATTGTTCTACCTAACGCAATACCTAAATTCTTTTGGGGAGATAGTAAAAAAAATCCAATTAGTGAGAAAATCAAATTTCCTAAAGTGATATATACAGGATCACCTACTCATTATCATAATCCTAAAAGACTTAAAGGTGATTGGAATAATGAATGGGTTGAATGGGTTATTAAGAATGTGAAAGATAAAAAAATTCAGTTTGTTTGTATGGGTGGTTTACCATTCTTTTTTGAAAGTATTAAAAATTGTGAAAATTTTAAAATTATTAACTGGATTAATAGTTTTCAATATCATCTAGCTGTCAGATCAGAAAATGCTGATTTTGGAATAGCACCATTAGTACCCAACTTCTTTAATTATTCAAAATCAGATTTGAAGCATATAGAATATTGTGCAGGAGGAATATTGAGTATTGGTACAGTTTTTAGAAATGGAAAGAGTTCTCCTTATGACAATAATATTGTTAAAACATATGAAGATATTACAGTTGAAGAAATAGATGAAATATTCGATCAATATACTGAACCAGATCAATATAACGATGTAATTCAAAAGCAATATGATATGCTTGATAAAAATGGAAGATGGTTAGAAAGTCCTCAGTATGTCAAGAGACTTCTACAAATTTTTTAAAAAGTGTTGACATATAGAAAAAAACATATCATATTTAGTTTACGTTTAGAGAAGTCGGATTTTTGATTTTTCATAGAGGATGATTATGGTAAGACCTAAAATAGATACAAAATCTAAAATATTATCAATATCACATAATGACCTTGATGGAGTTGTATGTCAGATAATTCTAGGTCAGGTATATAAAAATATTCACTATATAAATGCCTCATTCTATAAAATAGATTCCATCCTTAAAGAAATACATTTTGATGAATATGATTATGTTTTTCTCACAGATATACATCCAGATGAACAAGAAAATCTTTATTTATCAGATAAAATAATAATGATAGATCATCATAAGTCTGCTAAGAATATGCATAATCCAAGTAAGTTTCATTATGTACTTACAGATTATTGTGCGTCTGTTTATGTCAAGAATTTCATAAAATCACTTTATAAAATTAAATTGACTCATTTAGATCAACTCGTATATTTAACCAATGATTATGATATGTATTATCTAAAAAATCCTAAGAGTAAATTGCTATATGATTTGATGTTCAATTTTTATAAACCACATAAATTTAGAAATGAATTTTTTAATGGTCGTACAAAATTCAACATAAATGAAATAGAATGGTTGAAAAAGAGAAGAAAAGAATACGAAAAGAGATGGAATAATCTTGATGTATATGAACTCAATTCCATTAAAGGATGTATCATAGAGCAATCAGATTTTATGAATGAAATTGCAGATAGATTAATCAATGAGGAATGTTACAGAGTCGTTTTAATCAGAAATCCATTTACACAGAGAGTTAGTATTAGACATAATATTGATAATTTTGATGCTGGTAAATTCTTAAAGGATAGAGGATGGGGTGGTGGTCATGAAAGAGCCGCAGGTATGTTCCTTGATGGAGAAGAAGATTTTCTATCAAAGATAAATATAATCGAAAAATATATAGCAAATAATTTTGATCTTGTGAGGATATAATGTTTTCTTTAATGTATTTGATTAATATATCAATCATGTATTTGTTCTGTTTTTCAATAAGTAGATTATTTGATATCATTTCTTTTGAACTATTAGATTATGTAATTAAAAATGGTGACGAAAGAATAAACCATTTAATTAGTAAACTTTTATGAAAGTAAATAGAACATGTCTTATTTTTTAGAATGTAAATGTGATTTAATTAATTGTCCAGTTTATAATAAATGTTGTTTTCTTCCCACTGAAGTTATGGACTACAAAAAATAAGAAATAAAGGTCTCTTTGAGAAAGATAATCTACATAATTTAGAAAAAATAGTCTTAGCATTACAGATATGTGAGGCATCGAAATGAGTTTTAAACGAATATTCTATGATTATAGACAAAATAAAATTTATCATTGGTTTATTGATGAAGATGGTAAAACTAAACGGGAAGAATTTCATCCTAAGATAGAATATTATGTTCCAGATTATACTAAAAAATCTCAAATAAAAGACATTTATGGTAATCCTGTGGTAATGGAAACTGTCGATAATAGATTCTTATTGAAAGATGTTAGAGGGCAATGTCAAACTTGTGAAGCTAATATTTCTGAAGATATAAAATTTTTACAAAAGAGATATGGTAGTAAAGATTTGAAAGTAGATCTTAGTAAATTTCAAATTGCTACAATAGATATTGAGGTTCAAAGTGATAAAGAGTTTCCAAAACCTGAACATGCAAAATATCCTATAAATTTAATAACAGTTCACTTTTCAAAACAAGATAAATTATTTACTTTTGGACTTAGACCTTATACTGGTGATTCCAATCAAGTTAAGAATTACATATATTGTGCTGATGAAAAAACATTAATAAGAAATTTTATAAAATTATTTAGAAAAATGAAGGTAGATATTATAACTGGATGGTATTCACGTCTTTTTGATATACCATATATAATCAATAGATGTAATAAATTAAAAATAGAGGAATCATTATCACCTATTGGAATATACAAAGAAAAGAATAAAGAAGCAGGATATCATATTGATGGTGGTGGTTATGAAATAGCGGGAATATCCATACTCGATGGTCTAGATTTGTATAAGAATTTTGTATATGAAAAAGAAGTAGACTACAATTTAAATGCTATAGGATTGAAAGTAGTTAAAGAAGGTAAACTGCAATATGAAGGTACTATTAATGATTTGTGGAAAAATGATTGGAATAAATTTGTTGAGTATAATATTCAAGACGTATTATTGACTAAAAAAATAGAAGATAAGAAGAGACATATAGATTTAGCAATTACTCTTTGTTATCAATCTTTAGTTCCATTTGAAAAGGTATTTTCTTCTGTTAATTTAGTTACTGGTTCTATTATAAAATATCTCCATAGACATAACATGGTTTTGAATGATTTTGAAAGAAAAAAGAAAGAAGAAAAAATCCCAGGTGCATTCTGTTTTGCAAGACCCGGAAGTTACAAATATGTAATTAGTTTTGATGTAACATCTCTTTATCCACATATGGTTATGATGTGGAATATCTCTATAGAAAAATTATTAAAGGATATAGAATATATAACAGATGATATTCAAAAAACTCCATTATCAGAATATAAGACATGGGAAGTCAAAGATGGATCTATAAATGTGGGTGGTATTTACTATAAAAAAGATACAGTAGGAGTTCTTCCTGCAATTACTAAGGAAGTATTTGATCAAAGAATAGAGTTTAAAAATAAACAAGATATTGCAGATGATATTGAAAAAGGTGAATCTGTTGAGAAACTATATCAAAAATATGATAGAAAATTGGTAGATGATGTTTTAAAAGAGGGATTTAAATCAAGTTACTATGATTCACAGCAGTTAGTTAGGAAAATCTGGATTAATGCTCTCTATGGTTGTATGACTAATGAATATTTTCCTCTTTTTAGTATAGAAAATGGAATGTCAGTGACTTTAGCAGGTCAGGAGTTGATAAAATATTTATCTAGTGGCATAAATGATTATTTGAAAGAATTTTGGGTTAAAGTAGCGAAAAATGTCTTTAATAAAGAAGTAAACGGTAATATAAAAGAAGATGTAATTCTGTTGACTGATACTGATAGTATTTATCTCCATTTAGATCCTCTTATTAATAGTTTGGGTCTTTCTTTTAAAGATAATAAGGAATTTGAACTATTTGCATTAAAATGTGAAAAGGAATTTCTGGAACCATTTTTCAAAAAAATTCTTCAGATATATGCAGATAGATATAAAGCAGAACAAATCATAAAGTTTAAAAGAGAAAATATAATTACTAAGATGATAGTTCTTGCTAAAAAGAAATATGCTATAGAAATTATTAATGATGGTAAAAAATCATATTTAGATAAACCTAAGATCAAGATTAAAGGAATAGAGGTTATAAAAACTGATACTTCATTGTTTAGTAGAGAATATTTGAAAAAGACTGTAGATTATATTTTCGAAACATGGAATATCTATAGATATGTAGACAATAAAGAATTGGTTTTGAAAAGGATTGCTGAAATAAAAGAAGAATTTTTAAAGCAAGATATACATAGAATTGCTATATGTAAAGGATGTAAAGAGTATACTAAATGGGTTAAAAATCCTATGAATGAATACATAGAAAATGGTCTTTCATATCTAAAGGGTATACCTATACAAGTAAGAGCCGCACAGAACTATAATTATTTAGTGGAAAAATATCAGTTACCTTTACAACAAATTTTCAATGGTAATAAAGTTAAATATGTATACATATTCGAAAATAATGAAATTCACCAGAATATTATAGGATTTATGGGAAGATTTCCAGAATTTTTTAAAGATAAATTTGAAGTCGATTATGAATTACAATGGGAGAAATCTTTTCTATCTATAATACAGAGATTTTTTGATGTGTTAGGATGGGGAAAGATCTCTTTGATACATACAGCTTTCGATGAAATGGAACAATTTTGTTCTTGACATTTTAAGAAAAAGATACAATATTAGAGTAGTATTATTATCAGTCAATTTTAGAGGAGGATTTTATAATGGCATTTGATCTTTATAAAGCAATTATGAGCGATAAGGGTTCTAAAAAGAAGGATACGGAAAATGATCCTTTAAGTTCTTATATTTTTAATGAGGATAATCAAGAGGAATTAGGTTTCTATTCTACTAATGTAATTAGTTTAAATTTATTATTTGCTGGAAGAGTAGATGGTGCTATACCGATAGGAAAGGTAAGTATGATTTCTGCTCCACCTACTTTGGGAAAATCAATTATTGCTATGTCAGTAATTAAAGGAGCACAGAGAATAAATCCTGATTTAGTTACAATTCTTATTGATGCAGAATATTCATTTGATTATAATGTTGCTAAAAAAATGAAACTTGATGTAAGTAAAGAAAAATTGATAGTATATCAAGAAAGTAGTATAGAAAAAGTTAAGAATATTATTCTCAAAACTATTAATTTAGTTCCAAAAGAAGAAAGAAAAAATATTCTCATTGTTATTGATTCATGGGGAACATTAGTCTCTTCTAAAACTATAGATGATGGTTTGGCAGGTAAAGATGTTACAGATATGACTCTTCCTAAAAAGAAAAATGATCTTGCTAATATATTATTGAATACTCGTGCTACTGTATTTGTTGTAAATCATGTTTATATGAATACTGGTGGATTTGGAGATCCACTTCAGATTCCAGGTGGTATGAGATTGATTTTTAATTCATCTTGTATAGTTTTGGGTACATCAAGAGCAAAAGAAAAAGATGATAAAAAGAATTTACTTGGACATATCATTTCTGCTCAAACATTTAAATCAAGATATTCTAAAGAAAAAACTTGTTTGCAATTTAGGATGAAACATAATGGTGGTCTCGATCCATTTTATGGAATTCTTGACGATGCTCTTGAGGGAGGATATGTCATCAGTGGTAGAGTACTTGACGAAAAAGAAACTAAAAAGAAGGGTGAAAAGGTTTACAAAGAAAAGGCAGGAACTTATCAAAGAGCACATATTGAAGATGATACTCCTTTGAAAGAAGAAGATATTTATAATGCTAAATTTTGGGTTCCTATTTTTGAACAGACAGACTTTAAAAAATATTTGGAAGACAAATATCAATTTAGAGCAGATTTTGATATAGTTACTCAGGAAGAAGATTTAAATAAAATTGTTTAATGGATACAAAATATGTCAAATGAAAAAGAAGAAACGTTAAGTCCTATATTTTATGAACAAGTTCTAATTAAGTTTTTGTTTACATCTGTAGAGATAAGGGAGAAAATTCTTCCTTATCTTACAGAAGCAGTTTTTGATGATAAACTTAATATGAATATAGTTAGTAAAATTCTTTCATTTCAGAGTAAGTATAATAAATTTCCAACTTTTCAGGAAATGAAGTTATATATATCAGATGAAGATACGTTTGATAGGTTGGTAGAAATTATCAATCTTGATTTAACTGAATATACTCATGAGTTTATAATCGAACAGATTGAAGAATGGTTTAAAGGTAAAAAAATACATGAAGTAAATTTGGAAATCTCTATGAATTTGAACGAAGGAGATTTTTCAAAAGTTATGGATTGTGTTGATAAGTTGAGAGAATCTTGCAATTTTTCTTTCAATACAACCATAGGATTAGATTTTTTTGAATCTGAAGAAGAACTATATAATTTTCTCCATAATAAAGATAGGGTGATCTCTTCAGGATTAAAATCTCTTGATAGATGTATTGATGGTGGGTTTCATGAAAAATCATTAACTTTGTTTATGGCAGAATGTGTAGATGAAAATACTAAAGTAAAAATAAGAATTAGAAAAAAATGGAGTTTCTATATGAGTGATACTTGGGTAGAAAAAGAAGTTTCTATAAAAGATATAAAAAAATTATTAGAAGAATATAATGTTCAAGTAGATTCTCCTGATGGATGGGTTGATGTAACTCATTATGTAGAAAAGGGAAGAAAACGAGCTTGGAAATTATTAATAGATGATAAAGAGTTATTATCTAGTGGTAAACATTTATATGAAACTAATTTTGGGTGGAAACATGCTAAATTTTTAGATCATCGAATT